AAAACATATACACAAATATCCAGATCATGGTATTGTGGCTTATAATAAGAAGTGGATTAATCCTAAGTTAAACAATATATTTGCGCCTATTGAAAACATACTAGGTAAATTTGAAACATATGTTTATACAAAACCCAATTTTGATCCAGCGCCTAGATTGTTTGTTGAGTTTAGATGGTTAGGAAAAAATGTAGATTATGTAAGAGATAAGAACATTAAAGACGGTGGTATTGTATATTGGAATAGACCTCAACCTACGAAAGAGATATATAACAGCAATATAAATATACTTGTTGAACTAATAAAAGAATTATGATTTTAAAATACGGAAACCAAACAGTAGATTTTTATACTAAAATACAATCTTTAATAGAGATATCTCCTTATAGGAAAAGAGCGCTTGACCATGTTGATTATGATGATGACGGCATACCAAAACGTGTTGTTGTTTCGTTATCAGGTGGTTGTGATTCAGCATCGGCCTTTTTCTTAACAGCGAAACACTTTCCCGATATAGAAATATATCCTTTAACGTTAAGAGATCAAAACGCCCCTAAAGACGCTGATGCGGCCATTGAGATATCTAAATTTATTAAGAAACGTTTTCCTCACTCAAAGATTAATGATATAGAAGTTGGTTCATATAATGATTTGGATCCAAAGACTTATGCTAAAGCAGAACAAACAATTTTAAGTAGAGATGAATATAAAAGTCTTAATGTTGTTCAAATGTCAAAAGTTAATTCAATAGATGAGCAGAATAATGCTTATATGAATATGGTAGGTAAACCTTTGAGACTTGATGGTATGACTGCTAATCCACCTAAAGATATTAGAATGGGTTTCGCAGATAGAATGAAAAAACATCACCCAACTAAAAACTTTGGACCTTTTGAAATTGATAGAGTACAAGGAGAAATCAGACGTGATGTACATAATAAACCAGAGCTTCGTTATAATGTGTATCAACCTTTTCTAAATGTAAATAAAAGATTTGTTGCTGGTATATTCAAAGAAAATAATTTAATGGACGACTTATATCCTATAACAAGATCGTGTGTAGGTGGTATAAATCAAACAAACAATTTCACAGAATGGTGTTGGCAGTGTCACTGGTGTTATGAAAAAGATTGGGCATTCAATGAAGTATCTGATAGTTAGTGGCGATAGTAATACGGATCCGCACTTTGATTCTATAAATCACCCCGATATGGACTTTAATTGGAAAAAGTGGCCCGAATTATTAGCAGAAAAGTTAGGCATGCAAGTTATCAATGTAGCCAGGTCTGCTCAAGGTAATGAATATATCTATTCAACTATACGAGATGAAATAGTTAAGATAGAGGATAAAAGTCAAATTGGTTTAGTTATTGCTGCTTGGTCACAAGCGATGAGAGGAGATTACAGAGAGGTACCAAACGATTATGATCCAAAAGTTAACCTCCCCACAACAAAACATTATCATTGGAGCCCCTGGAGAGCCCTAAGAATTAATACACATGGTAATTTACCAGGATGGGTTCAAAAGTCTTTAGGACATTATTTAGATTTTCAAATACTATGTGAAAGATATAATTTACCTTATGTTCAATTTCAAATGATAGAACTTTTTGAAAATTATTTAGATGGCCACTTTCCTAGTCAAACAGATATCCATTTTGGAGCGGATCCTAATATTCGAGCTGTATATTCAGGCGATGTTATAAAAGATGAAAAGGTTATATTAAAATCTATATTGGATTGTGAAAAGAAATTAGATACATCTAAATTTATGGGATGGCCTCCATTAGAAAAAGAAAGACTTGGAGGATGGAGATTTAGAGATAAACTTGATATATGGTGGGACATAAACTCACCACATAGAGTATCTGAATTTGATAATCACCCAAATGGAGAAGGACATGTTATTATTAGTAATAAGATAAATATACTATTAGAAGAATATAAGATTTTAAAGGAATAAAAACTATGAGTGAAGAATACCCAAACTGGCCAGATACTGATATAGAAAGTCGTTATGACTTTCCAGATGACGATGCCAAAGTAAAAGAACTACCTAAACATATGACCAAAGGTGGTCCTGGAGATAAATCTACTGGAGGTAATGTTAATACTGATTCGTGGTTTGTAGAACCAGCAAAACAATTTGATTCTTTAGGAAACAAAAAGTTTAGTTATATACCAGATATACTTGACAAAGGAACAATAGCTCAACAAGCAAAAGACAAAGAGATTTTCTTTTGTGATATTCCTTTCACTCAATTGTATATGGAAATAGATGGTAACTATCAACCATGTTGTTTTGGTAAGCCTGATGGCAAACACAATATACTTAATACATCAATGAGAGAATGGATGGTTAATAGTGAAGCTTTAAATGGTATTCGTAAAGAGATGGTTGACCCCAATGAAAAAGAATACAAAAATGTAAACAAATATTGTACAAGGTGTGTATCTGATGAGAAAAGATATGGAAAGTCCAGAAGAACTGCTTGTATGAAAATTCATACTAATGATTCCGAGTTTTGGGGAAAAGTAAATAGATCAGCAAAAATGTTTAAGGCAAGTGGTCTATTTGATTTTGATGAAAGAATTATAGAAGTACAATTAAAAGTTTATGGATCAGAATGTAATTTAGATTGTTATATGTGTACTCACCAAAACTCTACTATTCGTCAAAAGGTTGCTAATGAAGGTGTGTGGAATGATGCTGTTTTTGGAAAGTTAAGTGAAGAAAGATTAGATCATTTTAAATGGGTAACTAGAGATAAAACTAATATAATTAAAGAACCAGATGTAATACTAGATGAACACGGTGACTATGTAATACCTAAACTAAAAGCACAAGTAAAAATTGAAAACAAAAAGTCTATGGTAGATCAAACTTTAGATATGGCACCATACATAAGAAGTATTAAGATTATTGGTGGCGAACCATTAATTATGAAAAAACATTATGAGTTATTAGACAAGTTAATAGAATCAGGTCATGCCAAACATATCTATCTTAAATATCAAACAAACTTAACTGAAACAAAAGGTGGTAAACATAATATATTTGATTACATACCTAAATTCAAAAGAGTTTCTATGGTAGCTTCTGTTGATGGTATAGGTCAAACTATCGAGTATATGAGACGAAGATGTGACTGGGAAAAAATTAAAGACAATCTTAAATTATGTGCCAAATATCCTAACGTTGACGCTGACTTTAATGGTTTAGTTTCTTTTCTTAGCGTTATGAGATTTTATGAAGTTATAGATTGGTGTATGACAGAGGGTAAAGATTTGATTGACCAAGTAAATTGGGCTATGTTAGAATCACCACCATTGTTAAGAGCAAACAACTTACCCCAAAAAATAAAAGATGATCTAATACCAAAATACGAAGGTTGGCCTGATATACAAGAGGCCTTACGTATGCCTGCTGAAGAGGGATTAGATATTCAGGAAGTATTTGATTATTTACTAGACGCCGACAAGTATTACGAAGGCACTAAATGGGAAAAACATTTATTTAAAGTATTCCCAGAACTAGAGGAATATTATATACCAAAGCATCAAAGGAATAGATAATGGATAGTTGGCATAAAGATTACTTACTAAACAAAGAAGAATACCTAAAACTTTTTGATACTACTATGCAAAGAGAACAGGAAACTAATGTTGAGTTTTTAGAGAAAAGTCTTATGAAACTAACAGGAAGAAATCATGCTGTTGTTTGTAGTAACGGAACAGATGCCTTACACTTCTCATTAATTAGTTTAGATATCAAACCAGGTGATGAAGTTATTACTACAAACTTCTCTTGGATATCTACAGCGTCATGTATATCAATGGTTGGCGCAACTCCTGTGTTTTGTGATATTGATATATCGTCTTATCACTTGTCACTTGCTAGTATAAAGAATATGTATTCGAATAAAACAAAAGCAATTGTATATCCACATCTATTCGGTAACATGTCAGAAACAAAAGATATAATAGATTTTTGTAAAGAAAAGAATATCGCATTTGTAGAAGACGCTGCTCAATCAATAGGTGCTAGTTTGAATGGTGTAAAGGCTGGTTCAATAGGTGACATCAGTACATTAAGTTTCAATGCTAATAAAGTTATCGCTGGTATTTCTGGTGGTGGCGCTGTATTAACAGACAATAAACTATATGCTGAAACAATTAAAAAATTAAGAAGACATGGTAACAATGAAATGTTAGGTTATAACTCTAAAATGTTATTGATGAATGCTACGTTTATAGATCATAGATTAAAAAAGATAAATGAATATCAAACAAAGAGACAAGCAATTGCTAAAAAGTATGATGAACAATTAAAAGATTATGTGATTATTCAACCAACAACAAATGGTCTTAATCATAACTATCACAAGTATGTTATTAGATTACCAAACAAAGAAATTAGAGATGAGTTAAAAGATAAACTTAAAGCAAAGGTTCACTACAATAAGCCTTTATCCGAGAATGTTATGTATAAAAATATCTATCACAGAACGGATAGTATGTATAACTCTAAAACAACAAGTAACACTATATTGACTTTACCTATTGATCCTTTTATGACAGACGCTGAGGTTAATAAAGTTGTCAATATAATTCTCATTGTATTAGACCAGGAAGAAACTAAATTCTTAAACAACATGAAGAAACTAATAGGTGATGATTATATAGATGAAAGTTTAATCAGTGAAACCACTGAACCAATCTACGAATATATAATAGAGAAGTGTTTTCAAACACCAAGTTATGTTGACGAAGTAACATTTAAAGATCCTAGAAAATTAAAGATCGCATTTAACAAATTTTATGAAAAACTTACAAGAATTACAAAATAACTATTTGGCGATAGACTTCTTTCTATCTATGTCCTGTAATAAGGACTGTCATTACTGTACAAGTTATACTTTAGAGATGAGAAATCTTACTGTCGATATGGATTTCTTAAAACAAACGTTAGAGTTCCTAGGAAATTATAAAGTCAGAGTTAATTTATTAGGTGGTGAGCCCGGTTTAATTAAAAATTTAGATGAAGTGATTAATGAGATTAAGAAAAATGATAATCACGCTGTATCAGTATTATCTAATTCATTTGTAAGAAAGAGATATCCTCATATACTAGAAGACAAGGATATACTATATGTTGAACACAATATATTGGATTGGTATGAAGACGAGGTTAAGAAACTAGGTAACTTTGATTTTGTTCCTGAGAATGATTTTAATAATCATAATGTAGTTGTAAAGACACCAAACTATTATGCCTTCAATCACTTGTATCCTGAAATAGTAAAAAAACTAGATCATAAGAATACTATGTGGAAAGCTTTCAATGGTAGATCAAAACTATTTACAGATGTAATACAAGCAGCCGAGATTGATCGTAAGATGTGTGCTTCTTTTCCTATGGTACCAGTTATAGATTTTGAGAAAAGACATATTGTACATTGTAGTAAAAAGTTTGCTAACAATACTGAACTATCCAAGACTTTTGATCTAACACAAGAAAATGTGGATAAGATGATGAACTTTCAACTATTTAAATACGAAAGTTATTGTGTAACTTGTACAGAATGGCAACAACCAAAAGGTCATTTCCCTATGAAAAAATATGCGAGGTTATTAGCATGATAGAAGATTCTTTAAAAAGAAGAGCACATGTTGTTGATTACGATACAGAGGTAATACCAACTTTAGAAGAAGTAAAAGAAATACTTAAAGTTGCACTTAATTTAATAACATCAAAACAAAAAGGATATCCTTATCAAGTTTTTGTCTTAGGACCAAATGAAAAACGTAGTAATAATTTGTGGCAAATGTGTGAAGGAAATAAAATTGAAACAGATAATACGTTCAAAGGTCTAGCAAAAGAAAAGTACAGAAAAAATCCTGGGTTATATCATCTTCGTTCAGCACCTTGGACATTAATATTTACACCAAGAAAAGCTCTACCAAATAAATTTCACAAAAGATTCTTTGATGAGTCACATTCTTATTGGGAGTTAGATGACGCTCGTTTTGTTAATAAAGATAATAGACAAGCTTGTGGTATAGAAATAGGTATGTTGGCAAAAACAATAACAGGGGCAGTTTTAGATAGAGGTTGGGATACTTCGTACAATGTTTGTTTTCCTGGCAAGTTTGAGTCTTGGAAAGACTATCCTTTTATACCATTTACTCCAGCTCTTATTCAAACAATAGGTAAAGCAACTTTATACAAATGGCAAACACTAACTGAAGAATTAAGAAAATTAGATACTGACGTACCTTTCGAAACAATGTTTAAATTTATAGAGGAGAATAATAATGAGTAATATAACAAAGGCACTGAATAAGAGAGCACATGTTGTTCATTACAAAACAAACGTAGAAGACATACCCACTAAATCAGAAATTGAGGAGATATTAAGAATAGGTTATCCATTAGCAACATCAAAACAAAATGCGTTTCCCTATAAGGCACACGTATTAGGACCAAACAAAGAACGAAGTGCTGAACTATATTCATTTGCTGAAGGAAATAAAGTAGATTTTGATGGAGACGTAGGAGAAAAATATCAACCAAATCCTAATCTATTTCATATAGCAACAGCACCTTGGACATTAATATTTACACCAAGAATTTCTCCAGGTAATCAATTCGCTCAAGAGCAATGTGCTAAAACAGGTACACAATGGGAGATGGGACGAGAGACTTATATACCAAAAGGAAGAGAAGCTTGGGGTATAGAGGTAGGAATGCTTGCTAAATGTATTACAGGAGCAGTTTTAGATAACAATTGGGACACTTCGTATAATGCTTGTTTTCCTCATTGGATAGAACCATGGAATAATTCAGAGCACTTTCAATTTGTTAAATATCACCCATTTCTAATACAAACAATAGGTAAGGCACAGAAATATAAATGGCAGAATATGCAAAAAGAAAATCTAGCAAAAGATACTTGCCCACCCTTTGAGGATATCTTTTCATTTGAGGACGACAATGAATAAAGAAGATAAAGAAAAAATAAATGAGTTAGACCCAAAATGTTTTGATCAAAGACAACACAATTATGGTTTTACTAATAGAGGTGAGTTGATACCTTGTTGTTGGTTAGATAATCAAAACAATAGAGTGGATCCAGCATATCAAAAACTATTATCAGTTAGTAATATTAAAGACCATGATAGTATAGAAGATATACTATTACAACCAGAGTGGATTGATTTTAATAAAGATTTAGCAAATGGAAAAGGTTTTCCTCAATGTCACAAAATATGTAAAAAAGAAGCAAAGTTTCAAAAACAAACAATATATGAACCTGGTTTTGAGAAAAGGGTAAGAGATACGTAAAATGAATACTTTATTTAAGAGACGAGGAATTAATATTGATATTACACATAGGTGTCCATTAGAGTGTATGAGGTGTCAAAGATATACTTCATTCACAAGTAAAGGTCTAAAGGTTCCTGGTGAAGATTTATCTATTGAAGATTTTGCTAAGGTGCTTGACTTTTTTAATCATATAAATTTTTGTGGTCAAGTGTCTGACCCTGTTCATCACCCAAAATTTACAGAATTTTTGAAAATGATATATGAAAGAAAAGACCATACATGTAGTATTCATCACGCATCAGCTGCTAAACCTTTGAAGTGGTATCCTACAGCCTTTCAAGCAAATCCAAGAGCTCAATGGTGGTTTGGTATTGATGGTTTTCCTAAAGATAGTCATAAGTATAGAACTAACCAGGACGGTATAAAATTATTTGATATAATGAAAGATAGTGTTAAGTATTTAAAGAATCTACCAATATGGCAATACATTGTATTTAATTTTAATGAAAATGATATTGAAGCATGTAGAGATATGGCAACTGAAATAGGTGTGAAGTTTATAGTAATCAATTCATCAAGGTGGATGGGCGAAAATGATCCTTTAAGACCTACCAAGAAAAACCTAAGTTTAGATAGAACACAAGGCAGACGTGATAAATCTCAGCAATTACTACATGAAACTATATTTATGAATGATAAGGAACTTAATGATAAAAAGCGAAAATAGAAAACATAAAACGGTTGTACTTTTAATTGACTTTATAGGGGCACCTTTACTTGGTGATGATTATGTAAATAACAGAAGGTACTCAGAACTACAAAGACTAGCACTTGGTAATAATATTGATAAAGAAAAACTAATTATAGTTACAAACACGAAGAAAGGTAATGACCGAAAGTTAGACGCAATATTAACAATGTGTAAAACACATTATGGGTTTAAAGTTGTACAATTAAGCGAATACAACGAGATAAAGAGTATGACGATTACGTATATAGACTCTCTTGTACATCAAGCTATTGGTTGGCATGCGAGACCAAGTGATACACAAATAATTATAGGTGGGTGTGAATTGGGAGGTTGTGTTATTAATGCAAAACCAATTAGTGCTGTACATTGGTCAAAAATAGGATATCAAACTATAATACATTTACCCATGTGTGCAGAATATGAACAACCAGGAGTTAATTCAACAGAAAAAGCATATAATGGATTTAAACAAGTATATGATCATATAAAAGAACATAACGCATTTGATATACAACTAACAGACAAATTTGAACAATTGAATTTTTCATTTAATAGATATGACGAAGAATAACAATGGTAAAAAACTTCCTGCTCATTTAACTAAAGGTGGTCCTGGAGATGTTTTTAAAGGTGGGGGTAGCGTAGATACCAGCACTTGGTTTCATAATCCAGAAGTAGGTAAAACTGAATTAGAAAAACAAATTAAAAATGAAGAAATTTATTTTTGTAATGCTCCCTTTCAAGTATTATATACTGATGTTCCAGGTGATTACGCACCCTGCTCTTGGGCTGACACAAAGCAGTTTGGAGCAAATATAAGAGACACTTCAATAAAAGATTGGTTTGAAAATGACCCTAAACTAAATCAACTTCGGGACGAAATGTTATCGCCAGATTCGGATTTAGAATTAACAAAAAAATCATGTGAGTCATGTATCAAACAAGAAAAACTATATGGTAGATCAAGGAGGGTGGCTTCTCTTAAAATTTTAAGTAACGTTCCTAGTTTTTGGAATTTACAGCGTGAGGCTATATTGAAATATAAAGCAACAGGTAAAGGTCATATAGAACATAAAATTTTTGAAGTACAGATTAAAGCATTTGGTAATCAATGTAATTTAGATTGTTTTATGTGTCATACTTATGATTCTTCTATGAGAACTCAAACTATGAATTCTGATGAACTGAAAGATCAAACAGCGTTTAACAAGTATGGTATTGAAAACGGTAACAAGACTAAAGTTAATCAGATGAAAGGCGCACCTCTACAATCTGTCATTGATCAGATAGCAGACTTTGCTCCTTACATTTGGAATGTTAAGTTAATTGGTGGAGAACCACTAGTTATGAAACAATATTATAAACTACTTGACGCTATGATAGAGACAGGCTATTCTAAACGAATGCAAGTAAAATTTCAAACAAATATGTCTGTCATGGGACACGGTAAATATAAGATTACCGACTATACTAAACATTTTAGAAAATTTGAACTTACAGTGTCACTTGATAGTATTGGTAAAGCTGATGAATATATTAGACGTAGATCAAATTGGGAAGACATAGTTAATAATATTAAAGAAATAAAAAAATATCCTAATGTGACTATAAATGTAAATGGTACTATATCTTTTCTTAGCGTTTTAAGATTTTATGAACTTATAGAATGGTTTGATAATAACTCTGAATTATTTGACCAGATTAATTGGTCCAACATAAGAGGGCCAGCAAAGTTATGTGCTAATGTTTTACCTGATGAAATAAAAAAAGAACTTATCCCAAAGTATACTAACTTTCCTGATATACAAAATGTATTAAAAGAAGACAATAACGGATTATCTTATTTGGACACAATAGACTACTTATTAGCATTGGATAAATACTACAAAGGTACTAAATGGGAAATGGATCTATTTGATGTGTATCCTGAATTGAAAAAATATAATGAGGAAAAAAGAGTGAAGAAAATATATTCAGTAGCATTAAACTTACATGATCATAACGCATATGATGGTGTATGGCACGATCAAAGAGAAAGAGAAACTAGATTTAAACATAATTTACCTTATCACGCTGAGGCGTATGCTCACCAATCAGATATATTAAATCCAGCAGACTATCGTTTAAATAATGAGTTTATGCGAAAGTATTGGGATAAACAAGAACGAGATGGAACAAATGGCGTTCTAGCATTCACTTACACATATGGTGGTATTAGAAATTGTAAAGATATATTACCACAAGATATATTTGATTATGAACCTAAAAAATTGTGGGACCATTACTTCAAAGATGATATGTACTTTATAGACCATCATCAATCACACGCCGCATATGCCTTTCTTAATTCAGGCTATAAACAATCAGATATACTAGCGATAGATGGTATCGGGTCAAAATACAGATGTGTATTCTTTGATAAAGACCAGAACTTAATTGATCTATCAGATAAGTTACCAATTGGTTGGTTATGGAATCATATGTCTAACTTAACAGGATTTGGAACACTAGGCGCTAGTAAATTAATGGGACTTGTGGCATATGGAAAATACAGTCAATATTATTATGATACATTTGAAACTATATTAGACGGACCTATTACAGAAAAGAAACAAAAACATTTTCAACGTATAAAATTAGATAGTATAAATGACTTGGCGTTTACTCTACAGAAATTTACAATGGATAAGATAAAAGAGTTTGTTTATCCATTAAAGTCTTGTGATAATCTATGTATCGCAGGTGGTGTGGCATACAATGGTTATATGAATGAAGAATTTACTAAACACTATACTAATGTTCATGTTCCACCGGCAATAGGAGACGAGGGACAGGCCATAGGGGCGTATCAACATGCTGATTATACTTTGAATAACAATATACATGTGGCTGAAACATTTGCTGGTAAAGAGTATGATTATGTTGGGAAAGAAAAAGTTAATTACAAAGAAGTCGCTCAAGCAATCGCCGATGGTAAGATAGTGGGTTGGTTTCAAGGTAAATCAGAAAGTGGTAATCGAGCATTAGGTAATAGAAGTATATTAGCAGACCCTCGTAATCCTGATATCAAAAATATTATTAACCGTACAATTAAAATGAGAGAAGACTTTAGACCATTCGCACCTGCTGTATTAGAAGAACATTATAAAGATTACTTTGATACAAGAGGAGGACCTAG